AGCACAAGTGGAACGACGTCGAGTGGATCCAGCTCAACTCGGCCCTGATCGGGACCAAGGACGTCAACATGTACTCCACGGGCGCGGGTGGTGCGATCATCAGCAAGCGCTTCGATCTCATCCTGTGTGACGACATCCTCGATGAGGACAACTCGGCTAACCCCGAACAGCGTGAGAAGGTCGAGAACTGGTTCTGGAAGACGCTCAAGCCGTGTCTCGTGCCGGGTGGGTCGATGATCGTCATCGGGACGCGATGGGCCGAGAGCGACCTGTACCAGAAGCTCATCGAAGAGAAGAAGTGGCCATCCTTGGTCAGGGGTGCGATCTACTACGACAACGAGGACAAGGACCAGAAGAAGCCCCACGCCCTGTGGCCAGCGATGTGGCCGCTCGACAAGCTCGAGCAGGAGCGTCGGGACATGGGCAGCGCGATGTTCGCCTGTTCCTACCTCAACGATATCAGCGGACTGATGTCGGGCAACATCTTCCGGCGCGAGTGGTTCGCCAACAAATACTTCACCCAGCTACCCGCGAACCCGGGTGGCTACGTCTGGAAGATGGGCGTCGACCTGGCCAGTTCCGAGAAGCAGCGTGCTGACTGGACGGCCCGGGTGGTCGTGGCCCAGGACGACCAGGGCAACTCGTATGTCTTCGATGTGGCACGGGCCAAGATCGAAACGGGCCATCGTGAGTTCGTCATGGATGGCGCGAAGGCGAATCCGCTCATCAGCAAGATCATCGTCGAGAACAACCAGTTCCAGGGTGCGTTCGTCAAGGACATGATCAACTCGACCATGTTGCCCATCGTGGGCAAGAAGGCCGAAGTCGACAAGGTCACGCGAGCCCGTTCGGTCGCGGCACGCTACGAGTCCGGCAAGGTCTTCCACCACCAGAGTCTCGCCGGTTCGGACTTCGAGATCGAACTGCTCCAGTTCCCGAAGGGTCATGACGACATGATCGATGCGCTGGGCTACGCCATGGAGACCGGCGTCGGCGGCGCGTTCTTCGGGGCACTGGGTAAGAAGAGGAGCTTCTGAATGGCGCTCAACAAGTTCGAGCGTGCGATGGCTCGTCAGCATCTCCATGCCAGCGACCAGATCGTGTCCCTGGTCGGAGCGACGGACCTGCGTCATGCGATGCACAAGATCCAGCACATGCACACGTCTGACCAGGTCGTCACCGTGACCACCCTCAATGACCTCCAGCGAGCGAACTTCGGGCCGCACATCCATACGACGGACCAGGTCGTGTCCTGATGGCTGTCGAGGTGGAGTTCCGTGATGGCGTGCAGGCGGTGGCCGACCATGTCTACCTCCTCTTGCGTGGCATCGACACGCACGCACTCACCAAGGAAGAAGCGATCCGTGCATCCGAGACCCAGATGGTGAAGAACTACCTCAACTCGACGCAGCGCAAGCTGGTCGCCAAGCACTTCCGGGACCACGGACGATGAGCGGCGCGATCACCAGGCTGGTCCGGCGGGACCAGGCGCTTGTCGTGCAGCGCGAACAGGCGCTTCAGGTCCAGAAGGATCGCCAGGCATCGCCGGCCAACCTGCCGCAGGGCGGGGCCATCGCGGCTGGCTTCACCTGGGATGGTAAGGTCCCCGTCCAGAACGCCCGGGTCTACCGACACTGGGCCAAGACGAGCGAGTGGGTCCGTGGTGCGGTCCAGATTCGGCGCACCCAGGTCAGTTCGGCTGAGTGGGACATCGTCCCGTTCGACCAGCGCCGCCCCTACAGCAAGCGCCAGCAAGACGTCATCCGCAAGCTCTTCCGTCAGCCGAACCCAGCCAACGACTCCTACCGTGGGTTCATCGAACCGGTCACCGATGACCTCCTCATCCTGGACGCTGGCTGCATCGAGAAGGTGCGTGACCTGTCGGGCAACCTCCGTGAGCTGTGGCCGACCAATGCGGCCCAGATCAAGGTCAACGCCATGTGGGACGGCAACCCCAATGCCGCCCGCTACTTCTGGTATCCCGATGGGATCAACGAGAAGGCGCGTTGGTCGAACGAAGACTTCATCTACATGATGATGAACCCCCGGACGGACAGCCCGGTCGGCCTTCCGGCACTCGAGACCCTGCGAGCATCGGTCGAAGCCGAACTGGCCGCCTCGGAGTACAACCGCCGGCAGGTCGAGAACGCCGCCCCCGATGGCATCATCAACCTGGGTGAAGGATTCACCGAGCCGCAGGTCGAGAAGTTCCGTGACTTCTTCGAGTCCGAGGTCGCCGGTCGGGGCCCATTAGGGTTCATCGGTGGCAGCAAGGCCCCGTCCTTCATCAAGTTCCGCGACAGCAACCGGGACCAGCAGTTCCTCGAGTGGCAGATCTACCTCGTGCGCAAGATCGCCGTGGTGTTCGGTCTGACCCCCCAGGACCTGGGCGTCACGTTCGATGTCAACCGCTCCACCTCTGAGATCCAGATGCAGGTGAGCGAGGACCGTGGGCTCCGGCCACTCATGTCCAACATCCAGGAGTACCTGACCGAAGAGGTCGTCTGGGACAAGAGCTTCGGCGGCATGGCCAACAACCTGGCCTTCCGCTTCACCGCCCTCAACCTCAAGGAAAGCACGGCCAAAGCCGCCATCTATGAAAAGGCCCTGGCCGGCGTGCCCTGGCGCTTCATCAATGAAGCCAGGCTCGATGAAGGCCGAGAGCCCATCCCGGAGATGGAAGGCAAGCTGATCATGGCCACACCCCAGGGTGCGGTCGATATCAGCGATGTCCCGACCGTTCGCGAGATGCTCGAGATGCAGCAGGCCAGTAAGGCCGTCGCCGTCTCGTCAAGCAAGTCGGCCGAGGAGATGGCGACTGCCCTGGCCCCATTGATCGTCAAGCAGGTCCTCGACGCGCAGCCCAAGAAGAACAGCGACATCGACTTGATCGGCGTCGTGACGGGCATCCAGTCCTTGTTCAAGGACCACTTCGAGCGTGATCGTCAGGATTCAGCCGACCACACCGAGTTGCTGCTCAAGGCCGTCAACGACGTTCAGACGACCCGAGCGCACAAGACCCCAGACATCAGTCGGGATGGGAACAACAAGACCGTTGAGATCTCCTTCACCGATGAGCCGAAGCGAACGATCATCGAGCGTGATGCGAGCGGGAAGATCTCAGGGGTCCGCCAGGAGCCCGCTCCATGAGCATGGAAGAGGAGATCATCGCGGCGCTGATCGCTCGTGAAGAACTCCCGCCCGAGATCGGCCCGACCGGACCGCGAGGCGTCACTGGCCCGATGGGGGTTACGGGTGACGTTGGCCCGATCGGTCTCAAGGGTGACCTTGGCCCGATGGGGGTTACGGGTGCGGCTGGGCCGACTGGATCCGATGGGATCGTCGGACCGGCTGGTGAGCGGGGTCCGCGTGGCATCGAGGGACCGCCTGGTGCGACCGGCCCACAGGGTGAGCCTGGCGAGAAGGGGCCGCGTGGAGACGTCACCATCCTCGCCGGCGGTGGTCGTCGTTCTGGTAGTGGTGTCACGGGTCCGACCGGACCGACCGGGCCGATGGGGCCTCCTGGTCCAGGTTCGACTGGTTCCGGTTCGATCGGAGCCACGGGTGAGACCGGCCCGACTGGGGCCGATGGCGCGACCGGGGCGACTGGGGTAGCCGGAGCCGATGGCGCGACTGGCGCGACCGGCGAAACGGGACCGACTGGTGCGACCGGTGCTGCCGGAGGCGAAGGGGCGACAGGTGTCGCTGGGGCTGATGGTGCTACCGGTGCCACTGGCCCGACTGGCACGACTGGTGCCCAGGGCATCACAGGTCCGACAGGTACGACGGGCTCACAGGGTACCGCCGGGGTCACAGGTCCGACAGGAACAACGGGTAGCGTTGGTGCGACGGGCCCAACTGGGACTACGGGTGCCCAGGGCACGGCAGGCGCAGCAGGTAGCACAGGCCCGACTGGGCCGACTGGTGCCACTGGATCGCAGGGCCCAGCGGGTACTGCTGGTGTCACTGGAGCTACGGGGACGACTGGCGCGACCGGTACGACTGGATCTGCGGGAGCAACAGGCCCGACGGGTACCACTGGTTCCCAGGGTGCCACCGGTCCTACCGGTACGACGGGTGCGCAAGGAACGGTTGGTTCGACTGGGCCCACTGGCACGACTGGGTCTATAGGAGCTACTGGTCCCACTGGGACAACCGGTGCCCAGGGTACCCAAGGGATCACTGGTCCGACCGGCACGACCGG